GAGGCCGTTAGCCGGGGCGTGAAAGAAACGCTCGAATCTCTGGGCTTTGACATGCAAAACCCCACAGGCATTCAGCGCAACATGCTCTATCTCGACGACCAGCGTCGCACCAGCGAGCAAGTTGGCACATGGACACGCCGCATGGTGTGGGGTGCGCTGGTCAGCGGCATGATCGGCGTGCTTGGTGTTGGATTAATTGCCGGCGTCAAACAAGCCCTGGGCATTCATTAATGGAACTGCTCACCACATTGCGCCAGCACCTGCTTGAAAGCCCCCTCGGGCTACAGGCCGACGAACTCATCACCTACGCTCGCGACGGCAAAATCGTTAGCCATCAGGGTGACAGTAACCTCAGTTTTGGCATTGAATATCAGGCGCACATCGTTTTAATTAACTATGGCGAGCCACCCGACGTGCTATTTTTTGTCGTGCTCGACTGGCTGCGTCAACACCAGGCCAACCACCGCGCCGACGCGCTGCGCTTTGACGCCGACATTCTCGACCACAAAACCGCCGACCTCGAACTCATTATTACCCTCGACGAAAGCGTCGGGGCCGAGGTCGTTGCCGGCGGGGTACAGCTTACCCACAGCGGTGTTAAAGCTATCGACCACCAGCTGCTTAACGCAGATCAGTGGTCACTATTTATCGAGCCAGACCCTGACGCAGTGGCCACCTGGCTAGAAAAAGGCTAGGGCGGTGGAGCAAACCGACCAAGCAGCCATTAACCAATGGCTTGGCAATGTGCTCGCGCCTTTTAGCCCTGGCGAACGACGGCGCTTTTTCCGCCAGCTGGCCAGCGACCTGCAGCGCTCGCAGGCCGACCGCATCAAGGCCCAACAAAACCCCGACGGCAGTCCATTCCAGGCACGACAGCCGCGCAAAAGAAAAAAGGGCATTCGCCAACGAGCCATGTTTACGCGCATACGCAGTCGCAAAAACCTGCGTCGTGCCAGCAGCGCCGACCATGCCGAAGCGGGCTTCAACAGCCGCATGGCGCGCATCGCTGACGTACACCAGCACGGCCTCGTTAGCGAGGTCAGCAAGGGTGGCCCGCTGGCCAAATACGCACAGCGCCAGCTGCTTGGCTTAAGCGCAACCGACATAGACCGCATTGAGCAGTCGGCGTTGCAATTCCTGCAAGGCGGCTAGGTCGCCGCCCCGTATAAACCCCGCTTACAACCCCGGCAATGCCGCTTGGGCTGACAAATCCGACAAAATCGAACCCATGAGTACAGTTGAAGAGACCATCAGCGACATGGCTCGCCGTCTGGCGAACATTATCACCTTGGGCACCGTGAATTCGGTATCAGGCGCGCTATGCCGGGTTGCCATTGGCGGCGATGCAGGCCATCTAACGCCGCCCATTAAATGGCTGGCCGGGCGCGCATCAGAAATGGCCAGCTGGTCACAACTGAGGGTTGGCGAGCAAGTTTTGCTACTTAGCCCGTCAGGCGATATCGGCAATGCCGTCGCCGTGCCCAGTTTGTACAGCAACGCCAACCCGCCGCCATCAACCAGCCCGGACGAATCAGTCCGCACCATGCCCGACGGCGCTGTATTTCGTTATAACCACAACACAGGGGTGCTTGACGCGCTGCTGCCCGCCGGTGCTGTTAGCAACATTGAATCTGCCGGCGGCATTAATCTCACCGGCGACCTCACCGTCAATGGTGACATTACCTCAAGCGGAGACATCAGCGACCAGGTTCGCTCCATGCAGGGCGACCGGGACATTTACAACAGCCATACCGGCCACGAAAACGGCAACACACCAGGTGCGCAACAATGATCGGCACCAGCGCCAGAACAGGCAAGGCACTGGCCGGGCTTGACCACCTGCGCCAGTCAATTAATGACATTTTGACCACGCCTATTGGCAGCCGCATTATGCGGCGCAATTACGGCAGCTTAATCCCCGGCTTAATCGACCAGCCCATGGGGCCAGCGACCAGGTTACGCCTGTACGCGGCTACAGCGCATGCACTGGTTGTTTGGGAGCCACGGCTCGACCTTGAATCCATCTCCCTTGGCGAAAGCGAAGCGGGGCGCTACCAGTTATCGATTACTGGTCGCGAGCAAACGGGCGCGACGGTTAGCGCACAGGTGGCACTCTAATGTCGGGTTTTACCGCAGTCGACTTGTCGCAACTACCCGCGCCGGATGTCACCGAAGCCCTTAGCTTCGAAATCATTTTTGCCGCCATGCTGGTCGACCTGCAGTCGCGGGATAACACCTTCGACGCGCTGCTTGAATCCGACCCCGCCTATAAAATATTAGAAGTTGCCGCCTACCGTGAGCTACTGATTCGCCAGCGCACCAACGAAGCGTCGCTGGCAACCATGTTGGCCTTTGCCGAGAAGGCTGACCTCGACCAAATTGGCGGCACCTTTAGTGTCACTCGCCTGGTGCTTGACCCCGGCGACGCCAACGCGGTTCCACCCGTGCCGCCCACCTATGAAAGCGACGACGATTTTCGCTATCGCATCCAGCTTTCGCCCGAGGGTTACAGTGTGGCTGGCCCCAAAGGAGCCTATGTTTTTCATGCTTTAAGTGCTGACGGCGACGTACTTGACGCGCGGCCAGCCAGCCCAACGCCTGGCGACGTGGTGGTATCGGTTTTGTCGCGCACGGGTGACGGTACTGCTGCGCAGGCATTGCTTGACGCGGTAAATACAGCGCTCTCGGACGAAACAGTGCGCCCCCTCACCGACAACGTCAGCGTGCAAAGCGCCACTATCAGCCCCTACAGCATTGCCGCCACCTTGTATTTTTACAGCGGCCCGGGCAGCGCCCAGGCTTTGGCTGCGGCGCAAAGTGCTATCGAAAAATACGCCCTTGACCAGCACAAGCTGGGGCTTGATATCACCTTGTCGGGCGTTTATTCCGCCCTGCATCAACCTGGGGTACAGCGGGTAGACCTCAGCTCACCCGCCGCGAACATTGTGGTTGACGGCGAGACCGCCACCTATTGCACAGGCATAACGCTAATCGACGGGGGCATTGATGAATAAGCCCAGCCTGCTGCCCGACAACGCCACCAGTCAGGAGCGGGCTCTCGAGCAAGCGACAGAGCGCCTGGCCGAAGTCCCGATTGCTATCCGCGACCTGTGGAATGCCGACACATGCCCGATCGAACTACTGCCCTGGCTCGCATGGTCACTGTCTATCGACAACTGGAAAGACTACTGGCCAGAATCGGTAAAACGCCTGCACATTAAAGGCGCGGTGTCCATTCAACGGCGCAAAGGTTCGGTCGGTTCAGTGCGCGATGTCGTTGCCAGTTTTGGTGCGGCACTAGCGCTGACCGAATGGTTTGAAACCGCCCCCCAGGGCACGCCCCATACGTTTGCAGTCGTGCTATCAGTGGGCGCAGACGTACCCGCTACGGCGGAGTATCAGCAAGACATTATTGACGGAATCACGCGCACCAAGCCCCAGCGCAGTCACTTCACGCTAACAGCCGCCGTTAATGGTGCCAGCGGGATTGGCTTACAAGGCGTTGTGCGCCCCGGCGTTTATGCCCGGCTATCTACGGCTGAAGTTTAAATGCCAGCCACTCCCACAGGTTTTAAAATATGCCCCTAGATATCACCATCACGACCGCTGGCATCGCTGAAATAGTCAACGCCGTCAATATGGGCACAGACCCCGTGCTCGTGTCGGAAATAGGCCTTGGCAGTGGTGAATATACGCCCAGCGCCGCGCAAACCACCATGGTTGCAGAGACCAAGCGCATCACCACTTTTGGGGGCACTGTCGTTGCTGACGACACCATCCATGTGCTCATCAAAGATGAAAGCGCAGATGCTTATAGTGTTACCGAAATCGGCCTGTTTACCGGCAACGGCACTTTGCTGGCCATTTACAGCCAGACCGGCAGCATTATGGAAAAAAACACCTCCTCTAGCCTGTTGTTAGCGGTTGATATTGTACTGGCCTCAATCAGCGCGGGCTCACTGACCTTTGGCGACCTCACCTTTACCAACCCCCCTGCATCCACCACAGTGCAGGGCGTAGTTGAACTGGCCGACAGCGCCGAAATGACGGCTGGCACCGACCCCTCTCGTGTGCCACCAGTGAATATTGTGGCCGCCTTTGTTGCCACGCAAATAACGGCTCTAATTAACAGTGCCCCCGGTACTCTCGACACCCTTAACGAACTCGCCGCAGCGCTGGGCGACGACCCCAATTTTGCCACCACTATTACCAATGCGCTGACGCTAAAAGCCCCGCTGGCATCCCCGGTACTCACCGGCACACCAACAGCGCCTACGCAAGCGCCTGGCAACAACACAACACGGCTGGCAAACACAGCTTTTGTCGAGGCACTGGGGGCTCTTAAATCAAGCAAAGGGGCAAACGATAGCTTTGCAGCCGGCACAGCAATGCTTTTCCTGCAGGCGGCAGCACCCACCGGCTGGACAAAATCAGTAACGCACAACAACAAAGCCCTGCGCATTGTCAGCGGCTCGGGCGGTGGCTCGGGGGGTAGCGTTGACTTTACAGCGGCGTTTGCCAGTAAAGCGGTGAGCGGTGCTGTAGCGAATAAAACAGCGGGCGGGTCGGTTACGGTCAACAACCACACGCTATCGGTTAGTCAAATGCCGACTCACAGGCACCCTGGTAGGAAGGGGGCTGGAGCCTTCGACTACATC